CGCGCTTTGAGCCTGAGCATCGGTAGCGTATTCCATATCGTCCATTACAAAGCTCACCCTCGGCCGTAGCGGCATAAGATCGCCTTGAAATAAGGCCCTTAATGAATTCCGCAGGTTCATAAGTGACATAGAACCTTGCGGCTGGTTATGATCGAAGAAATGTCTTTCCATTATTTACCTCGTCTTTTATAAATCACGGTATCGCAAATCTCGCACTTGCCCTCATAGACCTTATCCCTGTTTTTTAAGGTCTTCGCTTCGACATCCTTCATCGCGACAATCTTCTGACAGGTAACGCAGTAGCCTTCCATTTAATACCCCTTCGCTTCCCAGTCTATCTCGGCCGTTCCTATTGGTGAGCCTGCCAGATCATAAACCCGGGCGTCCATTTGGTCTTTTGTCTTATTGCTTAAAATGATTATGCCCTTTATGCCGTTAACGATAGCCGTATTCACTCTCGGCGGGAAACTGAATCCCGCCCCGAATATAACGGTCTTTCCCGCGATCGGTATCAGAACGTCCTTGGCCCACGCCACCCGAACCGACGGAGCGTTTATAAATATTGAACATGCGTAAAAATAGACGTTGTGGTTCGTGTCTGAAGTCGAAAGCGTAAATTTAAATCTCACGTACCTTCCGCGGTAAGTGGCGTTCGCGTTTATCGCCGCAAAACTCGAGTAAGTCACGCCGTCTTCGCTTAAAGAGATCTCTACCGCGAGGCTTCCGCCCGCGACATTCCTATAAAGAACGTCGGTGAATATTTTGAATTCGAATATAGTCTCGAGGTCTAACGGCGTAACCATCTCGTAATAGCCTGAAGGTCTCACGGGCTCGTCCAAGATTAAGCCTGAATCGGCTTCTTGCTGTTCCCACGTCTTTGCCTCCGCCTCTCTGTCTTCCCAAAGGTTTTGAGTTAAAAGACCGAAGACGTTTCGGACATACCCTGAGTTATAATCGTTTCGTTTTACCAGGGCGAGATTCGACAGCTTATATTCATGATTTACGCTCCACGGATCGAACGTATTGATAAAGTTCATCTCGGGAGGCGGCACTATCATAAGCGTATCGATTCCCGGAGCCGCCGACTCATTGCCCGACGTATCGATCGCTTTAATCATGAACGTAACCTCGCCCGTCTCTCCTACCGGATACATAAATTCGGTGGTATCGATAAGTTCCGCTATGGTCTGGCCCACGCCCCACTCTGAGCCTTTCTTAATGATGTAGCGGGCGAGATCCGCGTCCGAGATGGCGTTCCAGCTGAACTTTAAGAGGTTTCCTTCCTGATAGATTTCGAAGCCGGTGACATTGGATGGCGCGGCGAGTTTTCCGAGGACCGTAAGAGGCCCCGATACGGCCCCATTCGATATAATGTTATTTATCGAAACCGCCTTAATCCTCACAAGATAAGTAATATCGGCCTCTACGCTATACACGGTGAAGTTCGAACCCGAGGTAAACCCTATCGTCTTATAATCTGCTGATCCTTTCTTTAGCTCTACCTGATAGTGGCTTAAGAATATTTTGGAGTCGTCCGCGGGAGGATCGAAGCTTACGAGGATATCGGATCCTACGGTGCCGTCACGGTGAAGATAATAGGGGCTTTCCTGCAGAACTATATTTGATACGTCCGTAATCGGCTTATATGGATTGGGAGGCGTCCCGTAGTCAAAAGTCTGGATTGTGGCGCCGTACCTGTCGTTATAGATAGATGCGTTATACTCTTGGGCTGTAACTTTAAACACGTCTTTTTCGTCCTCTTCGATACGCTGGATTATAAACTCCTTATCAGTCCATCCCATGAGAGAATGCGTTATCTTTATAACATCGCCTATCTCCTGCCCTATCGCGTTTAATGATGTCATGAATTCAATCATTATCGGGCAGAGCTTAAGCTCATAGAAATACTGATTCGAGAGCCGGAGAGCCTGCGACTGCCTGTTTATCGAAGGAATCGTAAGTGTCTGCTCTACAAGGCCCCGTTCGTCCTGATCGATCTTGTCTTCCTGCCCCCATGCCAAGATCCGCGCGTCATCCTGTTCGGGATCGAAGTATTCGATGCCGAAACGATTAATCTTCTGATCGAGGCCCTTTTGTATTACCTTCAGATCCCTTATATCGTCTTCGTTAAAAGATGCGACCCCGATCTGCGGTTTCGCGATTAATAGTTTAAGCTTCGATCCCGACCTTATAAGGGCTCCCGCAAAACCCACGAGCATCTCGGCAAGGTTATCCGTGGCCGCTCTCTTTTGGTCTATGCAGAACGACATGGCATACCGCCTCTCGCTTCCGCCCGCGCCGTTTGCAACCGCTTCAAGGCACCTGTCGTAAACCTCTCCGAACGAGAGATCGTCTACATCGTCCGAAAGATATCCGCAACCGCCCGCCTGCATCTTCATTAAGAGATAGTCCCTGATGCACGCCGCGGGGTTATCCGAATATTCTTTCGCGACCGACCAATCGGATCCCGTCCATGTCGAAACCTTCCTTCCTCTTACGACGCAGGTGACATTGGGCCTGCCTCCTTTTAACTTGTCCGAGGTCGAAAGGTGAAGATGAAGCATGGCGGTATGCCTGTACTGAATCCCGTCAAGGTTGAGCCCCGAATCCGTCTCGACGTTCTGCGTAGGACTGCCCAAAAAGGCGTGATAAGAACAACCCGGAAGATCTTCTATCGGCTCCCCGTTTATTCTTATATCCGTAATCGACTCGATCTCCCCCTGGCATAAAGCGACGAGTAAATCGATCTCCTCTCCTCCCATGACAGGATTTTGAAAGACAATGTTACCGGCAAGACGCGCCTCTCCGTAGAGTAGAGGCACCGGATATTGATTTGTCGATGTCGTCTGAAGCTCTCCGAAGCGGTATCTTGGAGATGCCGCAAGTCCTCCCGATTTTGACTGCTGTCTCGACTGAATCGCAAGACCCATGGAGTAGCCGGTAACTGCAAGTCCTATCGCGAATAATAGGGTCGTTCCGAACGCCATGCCGAGACTGGGGCCCAAAGCCATGCCTCCCACAAATGCCGCGACCGCTATAATCGCGGGAGGCCCGGCGGGCGGGATATAGATACGGCCGTTCTTCTCGCGTATCGCGAATACGAAGCACTTCTCCCACGAGGGCGTAAGACGCGATATCTTCGACTTCTTTCCTTCGGTCGCGTGAAGCATCCGTCCGTAACCCAAATAGAGCCCCACGTGAAGCTCGCCGTCTATCTGGAAGACAAGCACGTCCTCAGGCTCGATTCCGTCCTTAGGAACGATCGTGTTATATTCCTTTATCTTGGCGATAATCGCCTTGGGATCGGTCGACTCGTAGTCGCTCGCCTTAGGCGCCACTCCTTCCATGCCGCGGGCGTTAAAATAGAGCTGCATGAGTCCTACGCAGTCGGTTCCCTCAAAGGACCTGCCGTCCTCCTTCCATGGAATGCCTACCAGTCTATTCAATATGTCTCTATCGAGCGTCTTCATTCTTCCTTCTTCATGGGGTTAATAAGCTGCGGGATATGCTTAAACCCCCCGAAATTCGCCTGATTTGCGAAACGGTTCTTGCATGAGTCGAACGATTTGTCGCAACCCCGTTCTATCGAATATGTGTCGCCTACAGCCGGCGCATGCGGTAACGCATAATCGAGAATGATCTTATGATCCGCATTTACAAAGTCCGCAATCTTGCGTTTAAGACCGTTATTCTGACCCGAGGTAAAATATATGATTCCGTCATTCCAAAAGTCGTCGGCTTCGGTTCTCGCCGGATCTATAATGAAACCCGCGCTCGATCCCGCGTCTATAACTTGGCCCGTAAGTTTTGTCCCGGCCACGTTAAAGGAGCAGAACTCATCCCCGAATATGTAGGAGCAGTAGAGCTGCTGCATACGGCCCGTCTCGACCGATAATGATTTGAGCTTCGATTTACACTCTATCTTGACGCTCGTCTCGGTAAGCTCGGCCACAGCGTTTATGATCCCGTCGAACATCACCTTGGCATGTACAGGATCGGTCAATAGGTCTAAGAAGACCTTGCGCATAACAACTCTCCTTCCTCTTAAATCGATCGTATTTAAGAAGCCTGACCATAGTCTGTCGACGTTATCAAGCTCGCCCGTCACCGCCTCTATCTCAAGCTGACTTGTCGCGGGGATGGCCGAGCGTTTAAGA